ATGCAGTAGGAGCTGAACATATACAAGCTAATGCTGTTACAGATTCTGAAATAGCAACAGGTACACTAGACAACAGATACTTTACTGAAACTGAGCTAACTAACGGTGCTCTTGATGGTAGGTATTTTACTGAAACAGAGTCAGACGCAAGATACTTTAATATATCTAGCGGAGACACTATTAAAGATGGTGACTCATTCCCAGACAACGATACAACTATTGCTACAACAGCAGCTATCAATGATAGGATTATAGATTTAGTTGATGATGTTGGTGGATTTGTACCTATAGCAAGT